CGCGACTCCACCGGCATCGTCCTGACCGACATCCACACCGGGGTACAGCAGCTCTGGGCCACGTGGGAACGGCCCGGCGACGCCGGCGACGAATGGGAAATCCCCGAGGCGGAAGTCACCGAGGCGTGGGAACAGATCGTCGCCACATTCGACCTGTGGAAGTGCTTCGGTGATCCGCCGCACTGGACCGAGACGTTCGGGTCATGGGCCGCGCGGTGGCCCGACCAGTTCGACGAATGGTGGACCAACCGGGTCCGGCGCATGGCGTTCGCAGTCCGCGAGTACAGCGAAGCCCACGCGACCGGCGCGCTGATGCACGTGTCCCGCAACGACAACTCGACCGATGAGGCGTTCGACCGTCACATCGGCAACGCCGGCCGGAACCTGGTCAACATCTTCGACGACGACGGGCAGCAGATGTTCGTCCTGGCCAAGCTGCACCCGGACCGCAAGTTCGACAACGCGATGGCCGGCTGCCTGTCCTGGCAGGCATACCTCGAGGCGGTCCGCACCGGCGCCAAACCCCGGCCGAAGATGTTCGCCCCGTACCGGATCCGTTGAGCCCCGAGGGAGGGCCTGTGACTGCAGCGCTCCCCGCCCGGAAGCTCGGCATCGACACGCGCGTCCCGTACTCGGACGGCTGGTGGCTGCAGCGGCTCTACCTGCAGCTGCGGGTTCAGCAGAAGCGGTGCGACGCGCTGCAGCGCCGCTACGAAGGCAACGCGCCGCTGCCGTTCGTGTCCGAGATCCAACGCGCCGCGGTCAAGTGGTTCGTGGAGAAGTCACGCACCAATTTCGAGCGCGTCATCGTCAACGCGGTCCTGTCCCGGCTGCGGATCCGCGGTATCCGGACGGCTCTCGATGAGGATGAGGGTGGCGACGCAGCAGCGTTCGCCACATGGCTGACTGCGCGGGGGAAGCTGTTCACCCTCGACGTGCACAAGATGACGCTGGCAATGTCGCTGGCCTACCTGATCGTCGGGAAGAACGCCGCCGGCCAGGTCCTGGTCACCGCGGAGGACCCGCGGCTCGTCACGGCGATCACCGACCCAGCAGATCCCTACATGGTGCTCGCGGCGCTCAAACTGTTCCACGACGACGTGAACGACCAGGACGTCGCGTACCTGTACTTGCCGGGCCGGCTGATGGTCGCGCGGAAGAATCGCAAGCGCGCGCCTGGATCGATCGATGTGCGGTTCAACGCGGCCGCGTTCTTCTGGGACCAGGACATCCTCAACGACCTCGGCGACGTCATCCTCGCGGGCGAGTCCGGGCCGATCGAATGGCTGGCGGAAACCGACGACGAAGGCAATGTAGTCGGTGGCCTGGTACCGGTTGTGCCGTTCGTCAACGAGGACGGCATGGCCGAGTTCGAGCCGTTCCTGAGTCAGATCGACCGGATCAACCAGCAGATCCTGCAGCGCATGACGATCGCCACCATCCAGGCGTTCAAGCAGCGCGGATTCAAAGGATTGCCGAAGACCGACCCGGACACCGGCGAGGTCATCGATTACGACAAGGTGTTCACCGCCGACCCCGGCGCGATCTGGAACATTCCCGCCGCGGTGGAGATCTGGGAATCCGGCCAGGTCGATTTCACGTCGATCCTCTCCGCGATCCGTGACGACGTGAAGGACCTGTACGGCACCTCCGGCACGCCCGCGTACCTCGCGTCGCCGGATGCGGCGAACGCTTCGGCCGAGTCGGCGTCGCTGCAGCGGGAGCAGACGACGTTCAAGGTCGAGTCGCGGCAGGATCGGTTCGAGCCATCGCACCAGCTCGCTCTGCAGCTGATGTTCAAGACGATCGCCGACGAGCAGCGCAGTGATCCCGGCAAGTTGCAGGTGATCTGGGCGCCGGCTGAGCGGTACTCGATGACGGAACGTGCCAACGCGATCTCGCAGACCAAGGGTGTCATTCCGCGCTACCAGCAGCTGACCGAGATCTGGGGCATGGACCCGGCGCAGGCAGACCGTGCCATGACCGAGCTCACAGACGATTTGATCATCGACCAGCAGTACGCCGCTGGGCTCAAGGCGGCCACCGGCGGCACGACGGTCAGCGTCGGAGGCTCAGGTTCGACGGCATCAAGCCGGGTCGACAGTGGCGCAGCGGTCAACTGACCAGCAGATCCAGGCGGCCGTGCAGGCCCAGGCTGCCGTGAACGGTCAGGCCACCGGGCAGGCAGTCACGATCGCTCAGACAGCGGCGCGCAACTTCACCGGCTGGTACGACACGGCAGCGATCACGGCGTGGGCCGCCGCGCTCGCTACCCGGATCGAGGCGCTGCAGCGGCTCGTTGCCAGGACCACAGACGCCTACCTCGCCCGCAGTCTGTCGACAATGACCGGCCGCCGGGTGCGACCCGCTGGTGTCATCGACCTGTCCACGTTGCGCGGCGACACGACCCACGCCGGCGCCTACGCGCGCGCAGCTGACGTATATCGGTGGCAGCAGTCCCAGTTCGACGCCATCGGCCGCGCGATCGCCCGCGGTCAGGAACCACCGGCTGTGCCGACGATCATCGACCCAGTGGACGCCGCGGTGAACCGGGTGGGCGCGGTCGCCCGTGCGGACACACAACTGGCGATGCGGGCCCAGTCGCAGGCGGTCCTCACCGACCATGCCGACCGCGGCTTGGTTACCGGGTATCGGCGGATTGTGCATCCGGAACTGTCCAAGGGTGGCAGCTGCGGGCTGTGCATCGCGTCTTCTGACCGCTTGTACTACGTCGCCGAGCTGCTGCCGATCCACGACCGTTGCGAATGCACCGTGCTGCCTGTAACCGAGCAGGACGACCCGGGGCAGCGGCTGAACAATGCTGACCTCGGCCGTCTGTACGAGCACGCCGGCAGCGCCGTGGCCGCCGATCTGAAACGCACCCGCTACCAGATCGACGAGCACGGCGAACTCGGGCTCGTTCTCAACCCGGCGGGCGCGAAGGTCCGTGGGCCGCGGCAAGCCGCCGCGGACGAGTCCCGGATCCGGCGCAGTCGGACCGACGCCGAGCGGGCTGTCATCGTGCGGCAGATCCGCGACGAACTCATCCAGGCGCAGCCCAAGGTGAAGCAGCTCGCCGCCGACGCACCGACGACGTGGGGCGACTACCTCACCCAGCTCGAGGACCGCATCAGCGACCTCGATCACCAACTTGCCGCATAGCGGCCAGGCGCCCACGGACGGCGCTCAACGTCCGGACATGCCGACGGGCTCACGGGAGAGACATATGTTCCAGATAGGTCTGCCGATCCATCCGTTCACCGGGTTGCGTGCAGTCGGAATCGTCAACGGCCGGCCCGTCTGGCCGATCAAGGGCGGCGACGGCACAGGCGACGGCGGTGGCACCGGAGACGGCGGCACAGGCGGAACTGGCGGCAACAGCGGCCAGGGCGGGACCGGTGGCGGGGACGGTTACACACCGCCCGCCTCGCAAGCCGACCTAGACGCGATCGTCGAGAAGCGGCTCGCCCGCGAACGGCAGAAGTTCGCCGACTACGACGACCTCAAGGCGAAAGCGGTCAAGCACGACGCGCTCGAACTCGAACTCGGGTCCGACATCACCAAGGCAGAGGCCAAGGCGCGCGAGGAAGTCACCGCCAAGCTCACCAGTGAGCACACGCCGCGGGTCGTGCGCGCCGAGTTCAAGGCCGCCGCCAAGGGCGTGCTCACCGGCGAGCAGCTCACCGCGCTACTCGAAGATCTCGACCTGTCGAAGTACGTCGACGCCAAGGGCGAGCCCGACGAGGACAAGATCGAAAAGAAGGTCAAGGCGTTCGCCCCCGCCAGCACCGGCAACAACGGGGGGAAGGCGCCGATCAACCTCGGTCAGGGGCAACGCCACCAGTCCACGGCACAGCCAGGCGACCAAGCCCGCGCACAGATCGCAAAGCGGTTCCCCGCCAAGGCGGCCGCACAGCAGAAGTAAGACAACCACCCGGACTCTCTTGGAGTTCGCGGGCACCGAACACTCCAAGAAAGGACCACCGGCATGACCGATATCTCCGTCCAGTCACAGCCGTTCCAGTTCGAGGACCTGTCCTGGGACCTGACCCCCGTCGACGGCGGCTTCGTCATCAGCGGCGTGCTCGACACGTCGCTGCTCACCCAGGCCCAGCACTATCCGAACGGCTACGTGAAGTCCGGGTTCGTGCTCGGCAAGGTCACCTCCGGTGGCCTGCTCGGCCCATACCTCGACGCCGCCAGCGACGGCCGCACCAAGGCCATCGGCATCCTTCGCGCATCGATCCGGGTGGTGCGGTTCGGCGACGGGTCGCTGATCCCCAAGGTCGGCGTCTCGGCGCTCGTCCACGGCAAGGTCGACCCGACCAAACTGCCCTACACGTCCGGGGGCGCCGCCGCCGGCGGCTACCTCGACGCCAACGGGCAGGCCGACCTCCCGCTCATCTACTTCGGCGCCTGAGCCAGAAGGGAAACGATCATGGCTATCCTCTTCGACGGCCCGGTGCTGCCCGCAGACCTCACGGTCTTCGTGCGGGAGGTTCCGCTGCCGAACCAGATTTGGCTCAACAACCTGCTGCCCGATCGGACCAAGAACTTCAACCGCGTCGATGTCGGCCTGGTCACCAAGACCGGCCGCACCGCCCGGTTCCGCATGTTCGACGGCCCGATCCACCGAACGCAGCGCAACGTCGCGCAGCTCAACACCGTGCACCTGCCGCCCCTCTCGGACGCGCTGAGCATGGGCGAGCTCGAGACGCTGCAGCTGGAGTTCGCCCGCACCGGCGGCACCAACCAGTCGGCGCTCGTCGACGCCGTCTACAACGACGCGCAGAACCTCACCGAGAACGTGCAGCGACGCATGGAACTCGCACGCGGTGACGTCCTGACCGACGGCAAGTTCACGATGCTCACCTCCGAAGGCGGCCTCGAGGCGGACTTCTCGGTGCCGTCAGGGAACCTGGTCACACCGGCCGGCGCGCTGTGGACCGACCACGCCACATCCGTTCCGGTCACCGACCTGGTCACCTGGGTGCGCGCGTACATCGTGCTGAACGGCTACCCCCCGGCCGGCATGACGATCTCGTTCAACCGGCTCATGGATCTGCAGCAGAACACGAGCCTGCGGACCCAGTACGCGTCGATCGTCGGCGCCCCGTCGTTGCTGAGCCCGGACCAGGTCCGCTCCGCTCTGCAGACCTACGGGCTACCGCCGATCCTGAACGTGTACGACAGCCAGGTCGACGTCGACGGCACCCCGACCCGCGTCCTCGCCGACAACAAGGTGATCTTCACCCCCCCGGATCCCGGCAACAACCTCGGCTACACCTGCTGGGGTCTGTCCGCGACCGCGCTGAAGCTCACCCAGGTCGCCGACAACGGGCTCTCGTTCGAGGATGCCCCCGGCATCGTCGGCGTGGTCGACGTGGCCGACGCGCCGCCGTACCGGCAGACCACGTTCGTGGATGCGGTCGGCATGCCGATCATCGAGAACCCCAACGCGCTCATGGTTGCGACGGTGGCCTGATGGGACGCGAGCACACGATCCACGTCACGCACCCGAAGTCCGGCGATCTCATCGCGATCGGCCCGGACGACGAAATCCCCGGCTGGGCCAAGAAGCTGGTCCACGAGCGGCACTTCGCCGACGGCGAAGCGGCTGTCGGGGACGGCGTGCCTCCGCGCGCCGGCGCAGGTTCAGGCAAGGACGCGTGGCGGGACTACGCCGCGGCGAACGGTGTCCAGGTTGCCGACGACGCGACCCGCGACGACATCATCGCCGCATGCGAGGCCGCCGGCGTCACCGTCGGCGAGTAACAACCGGATCGGAAAGGGGGCGTCATGCCGCTCGCGCCGCTCGCGCCGCTCGCTGTACCCAGCGACGTCGAGGACGTGTGGCGCCCCCTGACCGACGCGGAGAAACCCCGCGTCCTGAACCTCATCGCGAAGGCGTCGTCGAAGCTCCGGCAGAAATGCCCGTTCGACATCGACGACCGCATCGGCCTGTTCACCAGCGCGACGGATCCGGAGCAGCTCGACGTGACGGCGCTCGACCCGCAGATCGTCGCCGACGTCGTCGCCACCATCGTGAAGCGGTTCCTCGTCAACCAGGACGGAGTCGCGTCACAGTCCCAGGGCGCCGGCCCGTTCTCCAAGTCGGCGACCTACGTCAACCGTTACGACAAGACCGGCTCCGACGTCCGCGGTGCCATCCAGGTCATCGACTCCGACATCGAGCAGCTGCGGCCCGCCGTGCCCGCACAGACCGCCACGTCGTTCGAAGTTGGGATTCCGGACCCGCGCGTTCTTGTGCCCCGCGGCGGTTACTCAGGCCAAGGGCGAATTGGGATCGGACTGCCCGCCGTGATCCTGCCTGACATCGCTCCCGGCACCGGCAACGAATGACCACGCTGCTGCCGGACGGCCGATCGCTGATGCTGCTCCGGCCCTCCGGCGGGGGCCGCAACACAGACGGATCACGCACCCGAGCCTCCACATACACCGAACTGCCGATCCCACCGGACCCGGACGGCCCGCTGCCGGCGTTCGCCCCAGCCGGATCGACCGAGACCATCGGCGGCCAGGACACCGTGACTCAGCAGGACACCCTGTACCTGCCGACCGGCACCGACGTCCAAGCCACCGACGTCGTCCTGATCGACGGCAGCCTCACGGCCAGTCAGCCTGCCGGCGGCGAGCTGTACCAGGTCGACGGACGCCCTTCGCCCTGGGTGTCGCCGTTCCCCGGCAACTGGGCCCCCGGCATCACGGTCACGCTGCAGAGGATCACCGGATGACGACCCGCTACGTGCACAATTACGGCGCGTTCGACCGACTCGTGCTCAACAGCGAGATGATGCGCGACGCGATGCACGGCCGCGCCGAACGGGTGCAGGAACGATTCGTCGAGACCGCGCCCGTGTCCGACGAACCGGACGACGAGCACCGCGGCCGATACAAGGACTCCTCCACCGTCGAATCCGGCCTAGACGGCGGACCGCACCACGACCGCGCCTACGGCAGGGTCACCGTCCACGACCCGGCGGCGATGTCGATCGAATTCGGTCACCGCGCCGAAGACGGCTCCCACGTCGAAGGCAGCTACACGCTGACCAACGCGCTGAACGCCGCGCTCGAGGACGACTGACCGTGGTCGACATCGAAGCGATCGTCCGGACCTTCCTCGCCGGCATCTACGAACCTGCGCGGTTCGTCACCGCCGAACTTCCGGACGACCTCGACGACCTCTCGGTGATCACCGCGGCCGGCGGCGGCGTCATCCAAGTGACCGGGCTGCCCGGTGTGCGCGTGTTCACGCTGCAGACCCCGGTCGTGTCCGTGAACGTCTACGCCGCGGCGGATGACCCGGCGAACGCCCGCGTCGCGGCCCGCGGCCTCGCGCTCGAGGTCGATCACCACATCGTGTGGGAGCTGCGCGGCATCACGATCGCCGGCGCCTCAGTGTCCCGGATCACCACACAGGCCGGCCCCGCCGAACGCGGCTATGCGAACACGCAGCTGCGCCGGTTCGGCATGACCTACCGCATCGCTGCCCAATCCGCAGCCTGAACCCCCCCAAACCACTGCACGGAGGCAGCCAATGCGCATCACCCTGTCCTGGGCATGGACCGACAACGAAGGTGTCGAACACACCGGTGGCGACACCGTCGACGTCGACGACGCCACCGCCAGGCAACTCATCCGTGACGGCCACGCCCAGATCGCCCCCGACGTGCAAGCGACGCCGACCGACGCCGCCACCGCTGCCGAGAACGTCTCAGCCGCGGCGCACGAACCCACCGATGCCACCGCGGCTGCGGCAGGTGCCGGTGACAAGTCGCCCGCGCAACCCACCCCGAAGAGCCCCGATGAGGGCGACACCAGTGAAGGAGTGAGCTGATGGCTCGCGACTCTGACAACGCCCAGGCCCTCGTCGACAGCTTCGTCTACGTGGCCGCGAAGGGCACCGCACTGCCTACCATCCCGACCGCGACACCCGCGGCG